CTCTTCCAATTCCAACAAATGCCTGCTCGATTGAACTACGAAGGTTTTCGAAGGTGTTTTTGGCGCTATCCGCGGCCTTTGGTAGCTGCTGAAGTGGGCCCAACACTCCGGCGATAAAGGCTTGAGATGTGATCCCCCTCTTTGCCAAATCTTCAGTGTTTGAAGTCCCAAACGCCGACTGCATAATTTGCCGAATCTGTGGGACGCGTTCAGCTATTTGGTTGATTTCTTCTGCCGAAACTGTTGACTTGGATGCAATTTGAGTCAATGCCAAAAGGACGCCATTTAGATCGTCTCGGCCTCCACCAACTAAAGCGAGTGCGTTTCCAAACCCGCGTAATGCTTTTTCAGCAGTTTCAAATGATAGTCCTGCGGCCTGAAGTCGAGTCGCGCCGATGATCGCTTCTTCAAACCCAAGCCCTGGAAGCTTGGCGGCCTCTTTCAGCCGAGACATCTGAAATGCAAGGTTCTCTGCTGATCCAGCGTATGCCTCAAGCCCCTGAACTTGAGCATCAAAATTAGCCGCACTGTTGCCAGCAGCTCCTAAGAATCCCACAACAGCTAGCGAAGCTCCCCCAAAAGCTTTTGCGGCGGTCAAGCCAAAGTTTGTAACTGCTGATCCAACACCGCCAAGCGTTCCTAAAAAGGATTTGGTGGCAGAGGACATATGCCGAAGTTGCTGGCTATATTGATCCTTGAGCCTAAACTCTGTAACTAATACCTCGTCTGCCATTAAAGTGATGTCCTCCGCCCTGAGCTGATTGCTACGACTTCAGCCGACACAAATTCGATCAAGTCCGCTTCTTCATCTGGTGTTAAATGCCTGGGATGTTTCCCGAAAACGCGGCCAGATATTTCGATTTCTAGGGCAGCCAATTCGTTGCCCTTTAATCTTTTCCCGATTCTTCGTACTGCCGTTCTTTCAGTTTTTGAAGGAACGCCGCTTGTCCGTAACTGATTTGCTCTTCGAGCCAGTCCATAAGGCCCCCCGCGCGGCATAACGCCAAAGCGTCTATCGGGGAATATGTCGGGTTGACGGCATACCGATGAAGGGTAAACGCGGCGGCCAAGTTGTCTTCATCAAGAAGATCGGATAGATGTCGAAATGGTGCCGGGATTAAATCGTCGTTGCGTTCTTTGATCGCAGTTTGCTTTGCTTTCATGAGCCCGACCACAAATTCAGCCCGTTCTTTATGAAACTTGCGCCGGTCGGAATACGTTCGCGGAGACTTGATAACGATGGCGCCGCCAGCAGGTAGCGGAATTTCGAATGTGTCCGGCGCTTCATACATCGCGAGCAACCCTTCGACCGATAGGTCAGTTTGCTCAACAGTTACTTCACTTGTCATTCTTCACCGGCTTTTCTGCGTCCGTAATTACCTCTTCGGGTTCGGTTGCTTCCGGTTCGGTGGCTTCGGGCTTTGCGCCAAATCCGCCGTTGTTTACTGTCCAATCGGGTTTGATGTCGTGTCGTTCCATAGGGTTAGCTCGATGCCGCGATGGTCACGGTGCCGTAGGTCGCGAAGTTGTACGTCTCGTTAACAAGCTGACCGTCCTGCACCTCAAACGAGAATGATTCGAAGACGCAGTTGCCGCTTGCGTTCATTGCAGTCGTCACGCCCGATAGAGCGTTCTGGAAAGCAAACGCAATCTCGGTTGTGGGGGCGTTAAGCGCCTTTTCGAGGATGCTCGTGGTGCCGGTCGGTGCGGCCGGGTATGCGCCTGCGCCAGGGTCGGCACCGTCAAAGCTCAAGCTCAACTCCTGAAGGTCGTAGCGTTGCGCTGAGATCGTTCCCTGATTGAGATTCATTGCCGTCGTGATGGCAACGCTGTTGACCGTGATGCTCACTGCCTGATCAACGTTGGCAAAATCGGAGCCGCCCATCAACGCCATGAGCGTGTAACTATCGGTGGATTCGATGTCTAGCGCGACCTGAATTTGATAGTCCTTGGCCACCACTTGCGGTTTGACGTACTTTTCGCCTACACCCGCTTGCATCCGGTGTTCGTAAGATCCGGACATGGAATAGGACTTCAAAACGTTCAGGTAGCTGACGCCGCCAATGGTAAACACTGACACGTTGCCGTGGCTTACGCGATCAGAACCGCTGACTACCGAATTGAGCTGAACGGACAGTTTGCCCGCCGCTTTAACTGGTTGAGAATTTTTGCCGAGTCGCGAGGAAAGCCCGGCATCCTGCTTTTCGTTCGCTAGTTCAAACGTGAACTGAGTGCCAGCCGGTGCCAAAGCAATACCCCCGACCGTGAATAGACCGATGTCCTGCCCTGAGAATCTAAGTGCCATTTTCTATACCTTTTTGATGGATTGCCGATAAACCTTTTTCGCGACCGCCAGCCGCAATTTGTGACGCTTCTTGATGATTCCCATCTTGCCGCCCGAACTGTAGAAGCCACGCGAGATCATGCGCTGGGTGCCAGTCGGAGACAAGACGTATTTGGCGTATGGTGCCCTAAAGCCCATTTGAACCACCTTATCCTTGCCGACCGGACCTATCGCAAAGAACGACCGTCTCAGCTTGCCTGACTGCCGGTTGATAGGAAGCGCCGCCACTGATCGGCCGCGCACCTGCTTCATGCCTGATGCGATGCTGGTGCGCCCCGCCACCGACTTTGCGTTCTTGGTGATGCCTCGCTGAGACAGTCCGTTTCGAGCGTATGGATGCCCGATCCGTTTCAGGTCCTTCTTAGACAGACCGCCGTCCGTCGTGTCAAAGTGATCATCCTCGCCGCCTTCCCAGAGGACTTTGTGAACGGCGTCGGCGGTGATGCCAACCTGCGCCAGCCGTTTCTCCATCGCCTTACCAAATGAAGCGATGCCGCCCGGTCCCGAATGGATGCTCATCGAATCTGGCCGGTAATCGTGATCTGGTAAATGAGCGAGACTTGGTAGTACCGAGCCGCTTCTTCGTCGGTATCAAAGTTAATGTCAGTCACGTCCTGGAGCGTGCCGTAGCTGACGTCCGCGAGTGTCGTGTTGTTGATCAGCTCATCCGTCGCGTCGTTTGCCCGTTCAATTTGCTCGGTGCCCAGCAGGTCGGTCGATGTCGCAGGATAGGCGAACCGGCCCGTGACCAAAATCCGGTAATCGTCGCTTCGATAGGTCGGCGAACCTTGGCGACGGTTGATGCTTGCGATCTGAACGTTGGCGTATGGATAGGCCTGCGGAACGGTTAGCGGCGTGCCAATCGAAATCTGCGCCGGTGACCATGCGACCTTGACCGCCGCAGCGACGTCCACCAGTACAGTCTCTTTAAGGGGCCGTGCCATTTAGACGCTCCATGATTGCTTTGGTGTAATCCATTGACGTATCGCCGGTCTCCCATTTCTTCACGCCGCGAACGACGTAGGTGATGGACTCGTGAACCACCCGACTGTTGACGGCGAACGATGCAAAGTCGGCGATAGCGGCAAACAGCAAGACCGGGTTGATAAGCTCCAAGCCCCACTCTTGATACACGCTGTTCGGATTCGGCGACGGCTGGACATCGACCGTCTTGCTGACGCCGGATCCCACAACCGGGTTTGCTTCGAGTTTGGTCGTGCCGTCAATTGCCGTGGTGACCTGGTAGACCGTGACGGTGTGCGGATACTTGACCCACGCCATCAGTAGCCAACCTTGATGTAGCGGCTAACGGTTTGCTCAAATGCGTTGGTCAGCCGGTCAATCGTGCTTCGGTCTTTCTCGGTGGAAAACTTCACTTGACGGTCGCCTTGCTTTTGGTCCGAAATGGATCCTGCATCGCCTGCCATCTGAGTCAGAACTAATGCCGCCGCTTTGGAAAGAATTGCCTGAAACACGTCTGAGGGCATCGTCTGCGCGTATCCCAGCTTGCCGTTAACGAGGATGGCGCCGGAGTCAATGGATGGCGTATCGTTAAACCTGATTGCCTCGACTGGCCGCCCAATCGTTGACCAGTTGAGCGGCAAAAGTTCGTAATGCGTGTACTCGGTCAGCACGGTGCCGGTGCCGGTTCCCGAATATCCCGTGGTGACCGTAGGCGCGGCCCATACGTCGCTGATCTGCAGCTGAACGTTTGCGCCCTGAGGCCATTGGAGCGTGTACCGAACGGCAGTAGCGGCCGAATCGCCTTCAAGCTTCCGCCGTCCAGTACGTGCTTCAAATTCTGCTGTTGCCGTCGCGAGGATCACCGATTCATCAACTGCCGCTGGCGCAGTGACGCCGATGGACGTTAGAAACGTGGTGAGATCGCCAGTGGTTGGTACAGCCATTGCGTAAAGTGTGCCCCGGCGAGGAACCGGGGACTTTGAGAGAGAACCTTAGAACGTCGAAACGTAGGTCGGTTCGGCAACGAATTGGCCAGCCGTTGCGAACTGAGTGACAGGGCCCTTCACGTTGTCATCCAGCAGGCAAAACATGCTGTTGATGACCGAGTTTGCTACCGATCGAGCCGAGACAAACCGAAGGTAGCGGTAGAGCGGGCTTTCCACCTGAATGGCAAGAACTTTGTCCACCGTGGCGGCGGCGACGTCGGTAACGGTTTGAGCCGCACCTGTGATGTCGGTCCATCCAGTTGATCCATCGGCAGAGCCTTGGACCTTACCAGCGAAAACCGCAGTGGCGATGTTAGTTCCGAAGGTCACCACGAAAGTAGCGCCCTTGTAGCCCTGAGTGTCCACGGCAACCGAGTTGACGGTAGTCGTGCCAGCGGCGAGTGTGTAGGTCGTGGTGGCACCATCGTTAGGCGCGACGTGAACGGCGAGTGTGTTGCGGAGTAGGTTCTGCATGGTCTTAGCTCACCTTGATTCGCATTCCTGCGTTTTCGTTGATGACCTGAGCATCGTATGCCGCGAGGAAGCCAAGGGCTTTTCGGGGGTAATACTTTTGGTCAAGATTGACGACTTCCATGTCGATGGCGTCCGCAATCGCGTAGGACTGCTGGAAGTTCGACAGGATCGCCACCATAGTGCCAGTGGTGATGTTGCCGGTGATACCGGGGTCGGTCATGTTTTCCGAGGTGTAGTACGGAAATCCGAGAATGGTTCCCGGCAGTCCAACCGTCAGGTTCTGCGAGTTGTAGACGCCCTGTCCAACCGGGGACCAGACGTAGTTGTTAGCGGAGTCCTTGAGCTTTCGAACGCGACCCTCAAGGTTACGGTGAATAAGCCAGTTCGCGCCGTTTCGAAACTGCGACCGAAGACCAGCAAGGCAGTTCACAAAGTCATCAAATCCAATGACGTTCGCGGTGCCCGTGCTGACGGTTCGGCTAGTGCTGAAACCGTTGACGGACTCAGTGAAGACGCCCATCGCTTGGTTTGCGCCGTTGCCGGTCAAGAATTCCTTCTCTTCCTTGGTGGCCTTGGAGTACGCCGCCGATTCCATGACGATGTTGTAAATGTCAAACGCCGAAGACTTCTCCATCAACCGACCGATCGGAACGGTGATTTCACGAAGTCGCGGAGTCAACACGCGCATACCGAAGTTGAGCTGGGTGTCGTCGGTGCCAGATGCCGCCGCTTCCGAAGTCTCAACAAGATCCGAAACGTCAGCCGTCAGTACCGGAACTTCGATGGAAGCACCTTGAGTGATCTGGTAGTTTCGCGCCCACGATCGGATGTAGACCATGTTGCGAAGCAAGATGATCAGATCGTTAGCCATTGTGATCGGAGCAAGGTAGCCGCCCCGCACGTCGCTGCCGACCGTCAGGGTGTGAGTGATTGCCTTCTGCTCGCCATCGGTCAGCTTGTGGCCGGTGATGAACTTGGCGAAAGCGTGCTTCTCTTCCGGGGTGTGCAGCTTGATGTCGTGCAGTTGCTCGGGAGCAACTCGGAGTTTGTCGTTCGGAGTTGCGGCCCAAACTGCGTGAGCTTCGGCTTTCTCGGCCAGTTCGATTGAGTGCTTTAGACCGTCGAGGTCGGCGAGCATCTTTTCAAACTTTTCTTGGTCGTCGGCGGGCATTGCGCCCGGCTTTCCGTCAGACAAGGCCATGACGCCTTGAACCTGCGCGGATAACTTCTTATAGTCTTCCTGTAGCTGTTTTAGCATGGTTTTGTTACCGCATTAGGGAAGCGGCGGCCCGGTGCATCAACGCACGCTGTCGGAGTTCTTCCAGCGCGCTATCGGTTTGCGTGTCGAGTGCTGACTCATCGTCCTGCGCGAAGCTTTCAAGCATTTGGCTGGTGACCAAATGGATCTGCGCGATTGTCGGGCGGTGTTCCTGCGAGATGTGGCGCCCTTTGGCCTGCCGCTCTCTTTCAATGGCGAATGCTCTCTCAATTCCACCAAGCGAGAATTCGAGATGCTCTCGGAGCGTCAGACCATGCGCCGACTCTCCTGAAAAATCGTGTACCTGCCGTGCCTTGGCGAGTTGGTTTCGGCCTACCAAAACGATGGACCATTCAAACCACTCGGCGACCTCTCGGCATAACTGCACGCCGTACTTGTAGGCCCGGATCGCTTTCGTATCAAAGCGCGACATATCCATTCCTTCACCCTCGGCGGCTGATAGAAGGTCGGCGCCGTTCCCAAAGTAGGAATCCTTCTCGTAGGCCGGCATGAAGCCAACCGACACACTGACCGATAGGCCCGCTTCCATTCGTTCCTTGGCAATGGTTCGCGCTCGCTGCGCTACTTCGTCGGTATGGAACTGCGCCACGCTGACAAGATCTGAGCCTTCCATGCGACTAGAAACGGGAAAGCCGATGGGCAGGTCGTCCCAATCGTGACCAACCAAAATCGCGCCGTCTTTGGAAAAGCTCCGCTGTGCGTTCTTCGTCCATGCACCGGGCGCAAAGACGTACCCATCACGAAGGAGGGTTCCTTCGGTGCTTGCCGTGACTTCGATCTGATTATCTTTCAGAGTCGCGGCGGCTTGAAATTCAGCGGTTTTCTTTTCCATTTCTATTCAACCGGGCCAAACGGTGCTAGCCCATCAGAGTCGCGGACGATCTGACACTTGCAGTTGCTAAGGCAGCGGGTGTCTCCCTCTCTTGGATGAGTGAACATAGTTTCTTTATCAAACGGTGAAAGCGTCGCGATGTACTCGCAGTCTGGGCAATGCTCGGCAACACCCAGCTTCCACGTGTATTCAGCATCGTCCGGTGAGCCTTGCACGAAGCCCGCAGTGGCCGACGCTGACGTGTTGTTAGCGTACATGCCTGCTCGTTGCCTCAGCGCGCCGTCAAGGTCCAGAACGCCATCAGCATCGTTGTACCGACCGTTCTCTACGTCGTCGAGGAATCCCTGTAGATACTGCTGCTGCAGGTCGGTGACGGTGGTCGCAAATCGGTCTAGCTCTTCGTTGGTCGGAGTGCCGCCGCCGACCTGAAAGCCAAGCCGGTACTGCTTCCGGTGCGTATCGTAGATTGCCGCACTAAGCCGCTCTTTCAGATCGACCATGTTCAGGCGTCCAGCCTTGTAATCGTCGAACGCTTGCATCATCACGCGGTCCATCTGGTTGATGTTCCGGTTGTGCGCCGACTGCGCCGCCGTGTCGGACTTGATCTTGTGCTTGACCGGCGACGGGGTGCGACCGTGCTTTTCTAGGCGAGCGATGTTAGCCGCGCCCATCCGAATCGCCCAGTCAGATAGGCCCTGTTTCTTCGGCGTCTCGCTGATCGGCTGGCTGGCCGCTTGCATCGTGAAGTAGTTGATGCCCACGTCTGCCTTGTCTGGAGTCTCGCCAAGCTCTTCCTTGAATCGGAACAGATCAAGCCCACCCGCCATCCAATTCTTGCGGGTGTTTTCGTCGCGGTCGTACTTGTCATCACTGAGCCAAGTAACGTCGCTTGTGTCCCACCAATAGCGGTAAATCTCGGGATCCAGCCCGAACATCGGGAGCATCTTCTCCGACCACTGAGCCGCCCAGTCCTTGAGCGTTGGCAGAACCGTCATGTTGCCGAGCGCGTCCATTGCCTCGCCGAGGTTGGAATACGTCTTGGATTCAGAGGGAAGACCGAACGCCATCGGGTCGCCGCCCATCGCCGCGCAAAGTCGGTCAGTCGGAATGGCCCGAATCTTGCCCAGTTCCATGTCCTTCGGATTGAAGGTGGCCGGCGACAAATCGACGGGATACGGAATCATGACCGCCTGTCCGCGTGCATCACGAATGCTTTCGTTCACCAGGTCGCGGATGCTCTTCATCGCTTCCGGCGTCGGTGCCTGACTGCTTGCCGGGGGAACCTTAGGGTTGATGAACGTCGATGGCGTGGCACCGTTGCGAAGCAGAGACGCGAGCCAGTTTGATGCCTCGTTATCGCTGCTAACCTCTCGCAGTTGGGCGTACAGTGGCGACAATCCGCAGCGCGTATCTTTGGGGTCAATCCCGTTTCGGACCATCAAAACATCATCCACCGAAAGGTCAATTTGACCGGCGCCGGGGATCGTGTAGCGGTAGTGCGTGATTAGCTTCTCTCCGCCCGCGTTATCTTGGGTGGATTCAACGCTCACCCACGTATGAGGCAAATACCAAAAGCCGATTGGCTGCCCTGAGTTGGACCGGCGGATGTAAAGGAAATACTGACCACGGCACTCAGCCGATAGCTCAATGGCGTTGATTAGCGCGGTGAAATTGTAGTAGGCGTTTGGCCGTCGCCAGATGTTGAGCGCACTCTTTACGGCTGGCCCGGTGGCCTTGCTCCACTTGTCTTTCGCCGAGTCGTACTGCTGGATAATCAGGCCGCAGTCCGCCATCATCGTTGCCTTACGATTGATGCAGATGCTGACGACCGAGTTGGACCAAAGTTCGCCAGCTTCCTGGGTGTAATCGTAGCGTGACCCGCCGAACCAGCCGCGAAACGTGCCCATTGAACCGCCCAGGGCGGGACTCTGCGGCATGAAGGCATGCGTCAGCCATTTTCGGGCACGGTTTAGTAGGTTCATCGCATTGCTAGTGCCCAGTCGGTCGGGTCGAAACTGAATCCGGGCTTACCGATCTTGAGCGGCCACGCCGCCAAAGCCAGCGCACAAACCGTATCGTCGTGAAGCCCTTCCGGTGCATTCATTGATACGTTTCGAGTCTTGGCGTTGAAGATGTACTCGTAGGCTTTGAGTTCGGATGTCTGGACAGGATCGTCGAGCAGGCTGATCGTTTGTTGTTCGATTTTGAGCTGCAGGTTACTGATCAGGTCGTTCTTGGACTGGTTGGTAAAAATGAAACTTTCGATGTGACGGCCTGGCATCATCTGCCGAAGCTGATCGGGGACCGTGTTTACGCCGCCCGTCGCGTCGACCCAGACCGATGCCCCCGGGAACCGCTCAATAAACGCCACGATGCGCGAAAGAAGGTTCTCCCACGGCATCCGGTTAAATCGATCAATCGCCAGTTGCTTACCGTGAGCCGTCAGCGCGGTGATGACCGTGAAGTCGTTGACTTTGGCAAGGTCCAGCCCGATGCTTGCCGCAATGCCCTGCCCATCGCTAGTTAGGACGTTATCAACGCCCATGAACACGCCGCCCGCGTCGTCTAGGAACTCGGCTTCGTACTCTTGGCGGAAAAGGCGCTCCGGCATTTCCAGCCGTGCCTCTTCGATCTCACTGGCCGGCAAGAACGGATTCAGGCGCGTCGGCTTTTGCCAGCTCGCCCAGTTGGGTTTCTCGGGGTCTTGGCCGTTCGTGTAAGCGGTGAAGAAGTACCCTTTGCCCTTCGGTGTGCCACACAGCCACAGATCGCCGATAAGGTCCGTCAGCGTGGCTCTGATCGCCGCGTTGTAGACCTCGCCGAGATTTCGGACCAGCCCTGCCTCATCGATGATGACGCGTTTGTACTTGCGGGATCGACCGGCTTCGGGGTCTTCAAGCGTCCAAAAATCGATGTGGCCGCCCGTGACCAGCCGTATCACTTTGTCCGTCAGGTTTGCGCTAGTGATGATCGGAGCGAGTCGCCGCCGACACTCTTCAAAAACTTCACGAAGCAGTTTGTAACTCGGAGCGAAATACCCGACTGGCTGACCGTCCAGTGCCGTCTCACACAAAAGCCGAGTGACGAAGAAGGTCTTACCAAACCGGCGACCGCAGCAAAGGACGTTATATCTCTTCCGGTTCTTCCAAATCTCGGTCTGCGCCGGGTGAAATTGGGGGAGGCTGACTGTCAGTTCCATAAACCACGCGAACGGTCATGCCGCCGCTATTTTCGCTTTCAACCTTTTCAGTCGGTTTGCCGAGGATCCGGTTAACGAGGTACTCGTTGGTCTGTCGGCAAGGTGGCTTTTTGTAAACCGCCGTCTCGCCTTCTGCCGTAGTCTCTTCGACCTTCACGCCGTCAGCAAGGATCAAAAGATTGTCAATAATCTGCGGCAGTCGGTCACGGATCTTCTTTTCCGCTTCACGCACCGCAGTGTCATGAACCTCGCGGGTCTTTGGCCTACCTGCCCCCGGTCTTTTGCCTCCGTTTTGGCCCATTGTAAAAATGCCTCCTTAAATCAGAAAAATCAGCTTGCGAAAAAATGCCCCATCCGCGAAGAAAGAACGAACAGGGCGAGTCACTGCCTCAAGAGCCACCGATCAAAGCCGGTTCGACTGAATGAAGATTGGGTTTCTGGACGGGTCACCGGCTTCGACCGGCGAGTTGGAATTGATGATCCGGGTCGCCAAGATCGCCGTCCGGAAACAAAAAAGCCAACCCCGATATGGAATTGGCTTGGTCAGTTGACACACCGTGGGCCTGTCAACAAAACCATGATAACACACTATTCCCGCCATTTGCACGATTCGATCTCTTTTTGTATTAAGATTTCCATCTCAAGCAGCATTGCTCGGCACGTAGGTTGCCACGGCGCCCACCGAGCTAGGTCTTTTTCCCCATTGTAGACTTGGATCAAGAGTTTGTCGGCGACGGTTCGAAACCCTTCTGGGAAAGTGCCGATGGCCTTTTCGACGATTCGCCAGCAGATAGCGTGGTCGTCTTCCGACTCCGCGTCCGGCCTGCCGTTGTTGTATCCGTGCGGTGAAACGTTTCCAGCCGCCCGCGTTCCTCGCTCAAAGTCGTACCAAAGCTGAACCGCTGATACCCAAGACTTTGGGCGTTCTGCTTTTTTAATCTTCGGTTGATCGTCCTTTTGCTCCATGAGTTGTGTTGCCATGTTCTTAATTTTCCTTTGCCAGTGTCGTAACTACCGAAATCGTAATCTGGCCGCGTTCATGCGCCCACTCTTTTGCTCGCTTGATTAACTTGGGGTCAGCCCCTTGATTAACCGCTAGTCGCTCAAGCTCTGCCGCTCTTTGGATCTGATGTTTTGAGCGTGCGTAAACGCTCATCGTCGCCACCACCGGGATCATGTCAAATCCTCTGACCTTTGACCAGTCGCCGCCCCAATCGCCTTCATTGCCCCACCACGCTTTGTTCGGGTTGTCAGCTTGCTCTTGCTTTTTGCCGCCCTCGCTTTTTCGTTCTCGCTTAGGAAGAAACTCCGCGAGATGGCTCCACCAGCGGGGATTAGGCTTGTTTGCCTCTGTGAAGGCCGTAGCGGCGTTTTCTAGTTGCTCGGCGGTATAGAAGTTAAGCTTCGTCTTTGCCTCGTCGTAAAACCGCTGATCAACGTAGGCATCTGGCTCACTCCCAAAGATGGGCATTATGGCTGCCCACTTCGGCCCGCTCAGGTCCATTGCCATCAGCTCAAACTCCTAGCGGCGGCGGCCTGCGAACGAATCAGTTCTCGCTGCCTGTTTGCCTCCTCGTCCGGTCCGACATGCGGAGCATTCAAAGATTTCAAAAGCGAGCCATTGGGCGGCAGCACTGGGGGCGGATTCAGTCCAAAACTTTCGCGAGTTTGAACGCTCTCTTTCTCTCTCTCTTTTTCTTTCTCTTTCTCTTTCTCTTTCTCAGTCGTTACCGGCGTTACATCCGTTACATACGCGTTACCACCGTTACGTAACACCTGTAACGCGTTACCACCGTTACCGTCTGGCTTGGCTTTTTGAGCTCGACTTCGCCTCACGCGCTCGGTTACAGTCGGGTCGCCTTGATACTCCGCCCACTTTTGAACGATGATCCGGTTGCCATCAATGGAGATGGCTCCCTCATTGATGCCCGCTTGTATGAGGGTATCAATCCATTCTTGGGGCACGCTGAAATGGTGGGCAATCTTGCCGTGCCGCCCCATGTCAGCAATACCGCCGGTGCCCATGCACTTCACCCACTCAATGAGAAGGGGCCAGCAAAGGCGCGGACCCGGCTCCAAGTTAATGAGCCATTCCGAGTCCGACCATTGAACATAAACTTTGAACCACTTTCGATCTGCCATCAGCTCGTCACTTCCTGTATTTGTCGTATCGTCCTAACCGCCCTTGTGTGGTCCTCGTATTCGATCACGGCCACGTAGTTTCCCGGCTTAAAATTGACCACGCGGCAGGGTCTACTAGTCAAAAGGTCGATATGCGTCAGCGTCATTTGTTGCCACCATCCCTCGCCGCCTTAATGCCTTCCGCGTAGTGAACTAGCTCATCGTGGCCGCGCCAGACGATGACCTTTCCAGTGTCAATCCTCACGCTGCCAAATTGCTTACTAAGAGTCCAGCCGATTGACGTTAGGTATTGCCACGCTTCGGAGTAGGTCACTTGCTGTACTCCTCGTTGATGTGCTTCATCGCCCAAATGTCAAGATTGCCGCTAGCGAAATAACGGGCGCGGTCATCAAGATCGGCTAACGCTAATTTGTTCGCTGGGTCTTTTTTGAGCA